TGTTATTCGCAGGTGCTTATGTTGAAGCTGCTGCTGATGGTACATCTCCAACTGTTGACATTGACTTTGCTGAAGGCGATGACATTGTTGATGGTGGTGACATCTCATCTACTGGTTGGTTGGCACAAGGTACTAATGGTACTGCTATGACTACTGCAGGTACTCTTGCATTTACACAGCACCAAACATCTACAGACACAATTGACGTTAAGTTGATTGCTGCTTCTGCAGACGTTACATCTGGACGCATTCGTGTTGTCGCAGGTTGTGTAGACACAGGTATCTCTGGTCGAGTACGTGCTACTGAGGTTTCTCGTGACCAAATATAACTGAGTAAACTTTAGGGGCAGGGAGACTTGCCCCTTTAGCATACCTGAAGGATTTTTGTAATGGCTACATTTGTTGCACTCACTAACGAGTTACTTGTAAGACTTAATGAAGTAACCCTAGCTACCACTGGGGATGGCTTTGCTACAGTAAGAAACGTACAAGCTTTAGCCAAGCAAGCAATAAACAACTCCATTAGAAATATCTTACAGACAGGCCAGGAGTGGCCTTTTCTTAAAACTACTTATACAGAAACATTAGTAGCAGGAACGAGACAATACTCTTTTCCTGCTGATTTTTCTAGGGCAGACTGGCAAACCTTCTACATTAAGAAACTTACCTCTGTAGATAATACACCAATGCACTTACCCTCTATTAGTTATGAAGAGTACATTCAAAGGTACAGACATTTTGATGACACAGGAGATGCAGCAGGTATTTCTGCTCCTACTCTTGTTTATCAAACAAACGAAGAAAAGTTTGGAGTAACACCTATTCCTGACAACACATACCAGATTGAGTATATCTACTGGTCTTTTCCTGCAGACTTGTCAAACTTTGATGATACTGCTGTTATTCCTGACAGGTTTAAGCACGTACTTATTGATGGTGCTATGATGTACATGATGAGGTTCAGGTCTAACGAACAGAGTGCTTCAATGCACCAAAACAATTTTGAAGATGGTATAAAGACAATGAGGCGAGTTCTTGTAGATGAACCCCTCAGAGTAAGATCAACAGTGGTTGATCGAATTAATTCCTCTAACCAAGTTTTAGGTAGAGTAATGTAGTATGGCAGACAATCTAGGCTCATTTAAAGTTTTTGCTCAAGGTGGGCTAAACCTCAATCGTGATGTTCTGTCACAAGGGGAGACTCAGCCTGGGTCAGCTACAACACTTATAAACTACGAGACTGCTGTTACTGGTGGCTACAGACGTGTAAGTGGTTTTACCAATGCTTATGGTACAGTCACAGGAGAAGGAAGTGTTCTTGGAGTAGCAGTAGCAAATGGGATTAACGATGGTATCCTAGCTGCTCGTAAACCTTCTAGTGGAAATAACTACTTACACAAATGGAACAACTCTAGCTCATCCTGGGATGCTGTGACTACTTCTGGTTCACCTACAATGGTGGGTGTAACTAAGGTTAGATTTACAAGGTTTAATTTTGGTAGCCCAAAGGTTATTCTTACAGATGGTATAAACCCTGCAGCTACTTATGATGGAACAACCTACACTCAGATTACTCACTCTGATGCTCCTACAGATCCTAAGTTTGCAGAAGTGTTTCACAACCATATGTTCTTAGCAGGTGATCCTGCAGAAAATACTAACCTGTACTTTAGTGCTCCTAACGCAGAAACAGACTATGCTACAGCTAATGGTGCAGGGGTTATAAATGTAGGGTTTCCTATTGTAGCTATCAAACCTTTTCGTGATGCTCTATTTATTTTTGGTATCAACAACATAAAAAGATTAGTAGGTAGAAACTCAACTAATTTTGTACTAGAGCATGTAACAAATGACCTTGGTTGTCTAGCCTCAGACAGTGTAGTTGAAATTGGTGGCGATCTACTCTTCTTATCTCAGGATGGTATCAGACCTATCTCAGGTACAAACAAAATTGGTGACGTTCAGCTTGAGTCTCTATCTAAAAACATTCAGTCTTTGTTTACTGATGTTATTCTTGAAGAAGACCTAGATGCGTTATCCTCTGTTGTTGTAAGAAACAAATCTCAATTCAGATTATTTTATGATGTAGATAATGCCAATGGGTTGATTGGTGGTCTACGTCTAGGTCAACAGGGTGGGATTAATTTTGAGTTTGGTCAACTACTAGGCATTGAAGTGACTTGTGCAGACAGTGCATACATAGGTCAGTTTGAATTTGTAATACATGGGGATAAAAGTGGTAAAGTCCACAGACAGGAACAAGGAAATAATTTTGGTGGAAACAATATTGTAAGTGTCTACCAAACACCATTCTTGCACATGCAAGATCCAGAGCAACGTAAGATTATACATACTGTTGCTACTTACCTTAGATCAGAAGGTGATAACGAGATCATAATGTCAGTAATATATGACTATGATGATAACACCATTCTTAATCCAACTAACTTTGCTTTGACTACTGAGGGTGCTGCTGCATTCTATAACGAAGCCATCTTTAATACGACAGCTATCTTTGATGGTAATCCTTCACCAGTGCAAAGGGTGAATGTTTCAGGTTCAGGCAAATCAGTTTCTTTTAGATATGTAACTAACGACACAAATGCTGCACACAGTATCCAGGGTATTGTTGTCACATTTGGAGTGGGGGATAGATTATAAATGGCAGGTTATACAAGACAGAGTGCTGCTGATATTGTTGCAAGTGCAGTTATTAAGGCTGCTCCACTAGATTCAGAATTTCAACAACTACTAGCAGCATTTAATAAAAGCACAGGACACAAGCATGATGGCACTACAGCAGAGGGTGCTTTCATTCCTATCATTTCTGATACAGATCAGTACAACAAAGTTTGTATAGATACTTCTAATAATCACATTAGATTTTTTACTGAGGTGTCTTCTGCTGCTGCAGAGCAAGTACGTATTCAAGATGGTGGGATTGTTCCTACTACTACGAATGACGTAGACTTAGGAACGTCAAGTTTAAAGTTCAAAGATATTCACCTCGCAGGAAATGGAACTGTTGGAGGTACATTTGCTGTTACTGGTAATACTACTCTTGGTGGTACTCTTGGTATAACTGGTGTTACAACATTTTCTGATACTGTCTGTGCTCCTGCTTTTACAGCCACAGGGACTTCAACACTAGCAACAGTAGACATAAATGCAGGTGCAATTGATAACACAGTCATTGGTGCAAGCACTGCTGCTGCAGGTTCATTTACAACTGTCTCTACTACAGGTCAGGGTACATTTGCTTCAGTAGATATAAATGGTGGTAACATCGATGGAACTACTATTGGTGCATCTACAGCTTGTCCTGGCACTTTTTCTAGTCTTACTGCAACAACTGCAAACATTGATGGTGGTACAGTTGATGGTGCAGTTATAGGTGGTTCTTCAAGTGCTGCAGGTACGTTTACTAACCTTACCTCTACAGGCACATCTACTCATGCTACTGTAGACATTAATGGGGGAGCTATTGATGGTACTACAATAGGTGGGTCTACTGCTGCTGCAATAACAGGTACAACAGTTACAGCTAATACTTGCTTTATAGGTGATGTTACAGGTAATGCTGCAGGGTGTCACACAGGAAACTTTGATGGAACTATTGGTGCTACTACGTCCTGCCCAGTAACAGGGACAGTAATTACTGCAGACACTTGTTTTGTAGGAGACATAACAGGAGCAGTTACTGGTAATGTAACAGGTAATCTTACTGGTAATGTAACAGGTAATCTTACTGGTAATGTAACTTCTACAGGAACATCTACTTTTTGTACTCTTCAACTAAATGGAGATATGACAGCTAACAGTAATAAGATTACTAACTTGGCTGCACCCACTGCTGATTCTGATGCTGCAACTAAGCTTTATGTTGATAATGCTGTTGAAGGGTTGGATGTAAAGGGTTCTGTTAAAGGAGCTACAACTGCAAATATTACACTGTCTGGTTCTCAAACTATTGATGGTGTGTCTATAACATCAGGAGACAGAGTTCTTGTAAAGGATCAGTCTAGTGCTGAAGAGAATGGTGTTTACGTTGCCTCTGGTGGATCATGGTCAAGGGCAGACGATGCAGACACTTGGGATAAACATGTTGGAGCTTTCTTTTTTGTAGAACAGGGTACAGCAAATGCTGATAATGGTTTTGTTAGTACTGTGGACGCAGGTGGTACTCTTGATACTACAGCTATCACTTTCGTACAATTTTCAGGTGCAGGGCAGATTACAGCAGGTACTGGTCTTACTAAGTCTGGTAATACTATTAACGTTGTTACTGCAGACTCTGGTAGGATTGTAACTAACGCAGACAATATTGACCTAGCAACAACAGGTGTAAGTGCAGGAACATTTAAGTCTGTTACTGTAGATACTTATGGACGTGTTACTGCAGGTACAAACCCCACTACTTTGTCTGGGTATGGTATTACAGATGCGTACACTAAGACGTGCTCTGACACATTACTTGCAGCAAAACTAAATCTAGCAGGTGGTACGATGACAGGGGATATTACCCTTGGCTCTAACAAGATTACCTCTACTGCTACACCTGCTACTGCAGATACACTGACTCGTAAGGGTTACGTAGATACTATGCTTCCTCTAGCAGGAGGCACAATGACAGGTGCTATAGACATGGGATCTAACAAGATCACCACAACCTATACACCAACTAACAATGCTGATTTAACTACGAAAACATATGTTGACTCTATACTTGGCTCAAGCACTGCTGCAGCCACGAGTGCTACTGCTGCTGCTGCCTCTGCGACTGCTGCTGCATCTTCTGAAACTGCAGCCTGTTCCTCAAAGGATGCTGCTGCTGCGTCAGCAACCTCTGCAGCAAGTTCATATGATCAATTTGATGACAGATATTTGGGTGACAAAAGCTCAAATCCATCTGTTGACAACGATGGAAATGCCCTACTTACAGGCGCAATTTACTGGAATACAACAGATAACGCACTAAAAATTTATACAGGATCTGCTTGGAGTAGTGCTGCCTTTACCCTTGGAGATGCTCTTACTTGTGTTCAACAGGATACTTCTCCAACTCTAGGTGGAAACTTAAATGCTAATTCACAGTGTATAACTAGTGTAGCTAATTTATGTGCTACTAATCTTTGTGGTGCAGTTACAGGTAATGTTACAGGAAATGTTACTGGAAATGTTACTGGTAATTTAACTGGAGATGTAACAGGCGATGTAACTGGAGATGTAACTGGAAACGTAACAGGAAATGTAACAGGTAATATTACGTCTTCTGGTACAAGTTGTTTTGCTACAGTTTGCACAACTGGTAACAGTACTCTTGTAGGAAATCTTACTGTTAATGGAAACACTACTCTAGGTAATGCAGCTAGTGACACTGTAACTCTTACAGCAGACGTTGCTTCTAATATTATTCCAAGTGCTGACAGTACTCACAGTTTAGGTGACAGTTCTAATTACTGGTCACATGGATACATAGATGCTATTACAACAACAGGAGCAGTTGTCATTGGGGGTGACTTAACTGTTAATGGTACTACCACTACTATCAACTCAACCAACAAAGTTCTTACTGATTCAATCATAGAATTAGCAAATGGAGCAACAGGAACACCTACAAATGATGCAGGTATTATTATTGAACGTGGTGACAGTGCTAACGCATTTATGGGTTTTGATGAGTCAGCAGACAAGTTTATTGTAGGTACAGGATCATTTACTGGTGCATCTACAGGAAACCTTTCTGTCACAACAGGCACACTTGTAGCTAATGTAGAAGGTAATGTTACAGGAAATGTAACAGGCAATCTTACAGGAAACGTTACTGGGAATGTTACTGGTAATGTTACTGGTGCTGTAACAGGTAATGCTACAACAGCTACTTGTTTACAAAATGCTCGAACTATTGGGGGTGTTTCTTTCAATGGTTCAGCTAACATAAACCTACCAGGTGTTAACACTGCAGGAAACCAGAACACCTCTGGTAATGCAGCCACAGCAAGTGCTTGGGCTGCAGCTAGAACACTTTGTATTTGTGGGGATGCTACAGGCTCTGCTTCTATTGATGGATCTGGTAATGTAAACTTGACAGTTGCAGTAGCAGATGATAGTCATAATCACACAGTATCTAACGTTGATGGACTAGCTACCTGCTTATCAGGTAAAGCTGCGTCAACTGGATCTTTAGCAGTTGATTTTTGTGCTAACTGTCTCTATGCAGATACAAAAGTTTGTTCTCCTATTATTTGTGGTAGTACATCAGTCAACTCACCTTATGTTGCAGCTACATGTATATGTGGAACCACTTGTGTTAAAGGATCATTTTTATACTCAACAGGAATCGTATGTGCAGCAACCTGTCTGATGGCTGCATGTTGTACACACTCACCAAAAATTTGTGGTAGTAGCTGTGTTGTATCTCCCATTGTATGTGGCACTACCTGTGTCGTAGCTCCTGACATTAATGCTACTTCTGACTGCAGATGCAAGGACAACATAACTACAGTAGAGAATGCTTACTGTAAGATTGGTCAGATCAGGGGTGTCAACTATAACTGGAAAGACTCTGGTAAGTACACACTTGGTGTTGTTGCTCAAGAGGTTGAGGAAGTACTTCCAGAACTTGTCACAGAAGATGAGGAAGGTTTCAAGTCAGTCAACTACAATGGTCTGGTTGGTGTCCTTATTGAAACTGTAAAATGTTTACAAGACAAAGTAGAGGAATTAGAGAATGGCTCTAAAGGTTAGTGGCACAACTGTAATAGATGACAGCAAGAACATCCCTTCTGGGACACCTTCAGTGCAAGGCACAATAGTTACAGCAAACGTTTTGACTTTGCCTTCTGGTTCGACAGCCCAAAGACCTAGCTCACCAAATACAGGTCACATATTTTTTGATACAGATGAAGGAACAGTAGTTTCTTACAATGGTACTGCATGGGTGTAATATTCACGATAGTCTTTAGACTGAGAATAGGAATAAATTATGGCATATAAGATTAATGGAACCACAGTTGTTGACAACAGCAGAAACGTTTGTGCTTGTTGTGTAACCTCTTGTTGTATAACTGCTAGTTCAAGGATGGATGCACCATCAGGAAATACAGCCAGTAGACCAGGTTCTCCTGCTACTGGTTCTATTTATTTTGATACAGACTTAGGTTCTCTTATTTCTTATGATGGTAGTGCTTGGAGTGCAGTTGGTGGTTCTGGTGCTTTAGAGGTTGATGATATTACAACAAGTGATACTGAAGCCTGGATAGCTATGTCCATGACAACTATTGATGGGTTTACCTGTCGTTGTTTTAGGTGCTGTAATCATGGTGGCCCACCAACGTCTCTCTCGTGTATTATGCCAGGTACAAATTGTTTTGCTGCTGAGTGTTATGCACCAGACATAAATACTAGGTGTAGATATGATGGTTGTACTATACCTGCGTATGTAGAAGGTGATCAGCAATACTGTACTGTATCTGATCCAGGAACAATGTGTTTTCTAAGTAATTATAGAGCACCATCAGTTAGGTTTAGAGGAAGTTTTACATGTACTTTTGCTTGTGCAGGGCTGTGTTTTCCCATAACTCAAATTACTAGTGGGTACGATGGCGTCACTGCCCAAATGTACCATTCACTTTGTAATTTTGGTCCTTTTGGATTTTTTCCAAATTGCACTGATCAAAGACATTACGAACAATTTTTTATAAATCGAAAGGGTGGTGTTACTTCATCTCATGGACAAGATCCAAAGGTGAGGGCTTGCTGTTGTTGTGCTAGTCTTAGACACCCCTATAAGACCTTTTCTCATTATAGGTATCAAGGTTTTACAAAGTATGGTGCTATACCAGGAATACGAGCACCCATAGCTTGTTTTCCAAGAGCTTCCTCTAATTTAAAATGTGGTATGACATTTATAGTCACAAGTGATACGTATGGTACAGGAGCAGAAGAAATATGTTGTTGGGGATGGGAACATCATTCCAGTGGTTCTAAATTCTATAACTGGTATCGAGTTGGTAATTCTAACCAAATTCTAGATTTATGTATGAATATATGCCCTTGCCAAACATTTTACAACAATGGTTGTATGTTTTGTTGCCTGTGTCATAGTCTTGCAAGTGTTTGGTGCTGTTGCTGTAAATTTTTCTGTGTCTGTACACATGGTATTTTTGAATTTTTTAACAAAAAAACAGACGTATATGGAGGCAGTAATGTAACTGACAGACAAGCCTTCTCAAAAACTATTTGCACTCATTCTGATGGTTTAACTTGTAAAGCTCCTGATTTAGGTTGTAATCAATTTGCAATTACTGCAACACGAGGATTTGAGCAGTGCTGTGTGTGTTTTGCTGCTCCACACGATTTGTATGCAGGTACAAATAACTGTAGGCTATGGTTCTTATCAAGAGATGGTTGTTATATTCACTTTGTTAAACTTGAAAATCTTTCAAACAATGGTACTGCTGCGTGTTGTTGTAAAATTGACAATCAAAACACTTCATCTCCAACTTGTTGGTCCTGTTTTAAACGTCCATACTATGCCAGAATCAATAGGGTAACTGCCTGTTATGATTGTTTTTATGGAGCCTGTTGTCTCTGTTTTCCTACTGTTATGTGTTGTATGGGATGTGTAAAAGGAAGTAGTTGTTTTCCTCAAAATCAAACTGTAGTTGCTGATCCTTCATTTGTTAATATAGGCTTTAATGCCCCTCGTCCACCTGAAGATACAATGGGTAACGTATGGTGCAATAATGCTTACTCTTTTTATAACTGTGGTCCAAGCAATCAAACATTTGAAGATTTTTCATGGAATGCTTGGAGTCATGTGTGTACTCGTAAAGCTATCTTCCACAATTTTTGTGCAAATAATTTAAAATTTACAATTTTTGACTGCTGTAAAGAATTAATTGAAAGAAGTACTAACCTCTTTAAACTGACTATGGGCTGTGATTGGAGAAAGTTTGCCCTCCTCTATGGAGCAGGTCCATGTTATATATGCCAGTGTGGTGCAAGTATTCCTGAGTATTGTTTCTTAATGGGTAAATGTGACTCAACAAGAAATCATTGTTGTCTAGCCTGTTGTGTCTGTGCTATTACAGGTTGTATCTTTCAAAGTTTATCTGTTCATTGCCTTGGTCATGTACTCATGAAAGGCTCTCAGGTTCATGGTTGCTTTGGATTTTTACCCCCTGGTAATGGTACTGAAAATCATACATACATAAATAAAGCAAATGATCACATTGTTATGATCAGAGGTTTTTCACATGATACAGCACCAGGTTGTAATTGTGGTTCAGGATTTTACTGGGTAGGTGCTATTTGTTATGATATTCACAATGATTGTATTTCTAAAGTAAATACTTTCTTTCCTGCTCCTATTTGTGAAATGGAAAGACTTAACTGTAATTATCCTGTTGTAAGAAATAATAACTGTTGTGATACACCCCTTGAACAAAGATGTACTCGATACAACTTTTGGAAAGCTTGTAAACCTTATTCTACTGTTTGTAACTCTAATTCTTTTGATGGTGGTAATTTTATTTCAGCAGTTCCTTATGGAACTTACCAGTACTGGATTGAGAGTGGTTGTACAGACCTAGGTGGTGTAAACCTTACAATGTCAAACTTTGGTGGTGAGCTTGTATGTGCTCAGTGTAATCAAAGTGAGACTACTTTCTACTGGTCTTGTACAGGTCAAGCATGTAATCTAGAGTTTATGTGCTGTACCTACATGTGTATTCAACCTGGTTTTCTTCGAATTGCAAGGGTTCCTTATTCAACTCCTTTAGAGTGTATAGGATGGAGAAACGATACATACCTAGCTTGTTGGATGAACCAATGGTTCTTCCCAGAAAAGGGTGGAGTACCAACCTTTGCTGTTGCTACTGCAGGAGATGCTTGCCACAAGTGTATGATTTGTTGTGCATTTGGAAACAGACATTTTATGCACCCTTGTGTAAAAATATCACCTACTAACAACTGTTTTGTTTGCCATGTCTATGGAACTTGCGATTGCAATAGGGGTAACAAAGAATTTAAAATTTGGCATGACTGTTGTTGTGTTTACTTCTGTTGCTGTATAGCTACAGGTCACACTGCAAATGCTTGGTGTGCTGTAAAATTCTGTTGTTTATTTAAACGTACTGTTAACTTTGGGGGTACAGGTCAGGGTCCATACTGCCTCTGTCAATCAATTATAGATAACATAAAACCCTGCCATTTAGATTCTAACGAAACCTCAAAGAGATACGTATCTAGATTTATTCAAGACAGATCACCTGTCGTATCAAGACCTTATCACGTAGATGGATCTGGAGAGCCTTTCTTTTATAAGTGGGTTAAAGCAAACGCAGGAGAAGATGCTAACTCAAGATTTAGTAGGCTTTGGAACGAAGATGTAATACAGTGTTGCTAACACACTAGCTATATGATAAAATTCACCAGGGCTGTCATGGCCCTGTAAAGATAATAATAATAAAAAGAAGAAGACTATGAAAACTGTTTTTATGATTGATGGAGGTGCAGGACGTGCTATTGCAGCAATACCTGCCCTAATCAAACACTCAAAGAAGAACCAAGACTTTAGGATTATGGTTCATGGTTGGGACACTCTTTACTGGGGTATACCAGAATTACACGACAAAGTATTTAACCCAGATCAAAAGGGAGCCTTTGAACAATTCTTTTTAGATGCTGACAAAGTTCTTTCCCCTGAACCCTACAGAGTTCCTGGATACTACAAACAAGAAAAATCTCTTGCTGAAGCATTTGATTACTTGATTAACGAGACTGATGATCACTCTGATCTAACACCTCCTGTCTTGGTAACAAATAAGAATGAGGAGTTACAGGCTGCTAACTTTATGCAGCAAACTAAACAACAACAACAAAAACAAAAGACTATTGTAATTCAACCCTTTGGTCGATCAATGGAAAAGCCACAGGATAATGTTATACTAGATCAGTCTTCTCGTTCTATTAATCCAGAGACTTACCTTAAACTAGTAAAGAAATTAGCTACTAAGTATAATCTTATTTTGTTTGCTGAAAAGAACTTCTGGATACCTGAAGACACATACACAATGAAGCCTGAAGCAGACTTACGTATGTGGACAGCATTTATAGATGCAGCAGATTACTTTATTGGCTGTGACTCTGTAGGTCAGCACATGGCTAGAGCACTAAATAAACCTGGAACTGTAATTATTGGATCTACATTTGCAGTAAATACTAGTTACCCTAATTATTTTAACATAATAGAAAAGGATATTCAGAAAAAATATTCACCTATTCGTATCTCTGGTCTTGAAGGTCATTTAGCAGATCGTGTAAATGAAGCTACTGTAGAGTTTACAGACGAAGAAATAAATAGTATGTATGCTAACATCGTAAAAGATATCGAAAAGAAGGTGAAGTAACATGAATATCTTAGCAATTAACCCAGGCCACAATGGTTCTGCTGCTCTTCTAGTAGATGGCAACTTAGAATTTTACATTGAAGAGGAAAGGCTTTCTCGTAGTAAGTATGATGGCAATCCTTTTAAAGGAATGTTAGAAGCAATTCTTAAGTACCCTATTGATCTACTCGTTCTAGGAGGAACACAACAAGAGTTTCCTCAACTACCTTGGACAGGAGAAGACCCTTACACTGCTCTAATTAGGAAGTTTAATCCAGGAATTAAAGTAGCAAATTTAGGTCATGTACACCATATGGGCCATGCTGCTGCAGCCTTTTACAACTCAGGGTTTGAAGATGCTGCTGCTGTTATTGTAGATGGTTCAGGAAGTAGACATGAAATTCACGATGGTGAGCCTGGTACTCGTAAAAATCCTGGATTTGAAACAGAAACTATTTTTTCTTGTGACTACAAAGAAGGGATAAAATCTTTGTTTCAATCATATGGTGGTAACTTTGATACTCAGCCAGTTTACGAAGACCACCTCGCAATGGACAATGCCATTACAATAGTAAAAGCTTATGAAGCAGTTTCTGATTACCTTGGATTTGGTTTTATTGAAGCAGGTAAAACTATGGGTCTTGCACCATATGGTACATATGATGAAATGATTCCTAGTCTTTTCTTCAATAACAGAGGAAACAAAAACGTCTTTCTTCCTCACTATCCTGCAGGTGCAATTGTAGATCACAAACGTCACCCTTATCTTACTTTAAAAGAAGATCCTCGTGCTTGGCATCGTGATTCTAATAAAGTAACAGATGCAGCTAAAAATTTAGCTTGGGCTGTTCAAGAAGAAACTCAACAACTTGTAGGGGATTTAATTGAAAAAGCTGTAAAGTTAACTGGTAAAAAGAACATCGTTATAGCAGGAGGATATGGTCTTAATTGTGTAGCAAACTACTACTATAAAAAACGTTTTCCTGATCTTAATATTTATGTTGATCCTATTTCCCATGATGGTGGAACAGCTATTGGATTAGCTCAACTAGTCTACTACAATGAAACAAAAGATAAGACTATTCGTCCACTAAAGACTTTATACCTTGGTCCAGAACGTGAAGAGTCTTACGACTTTGGTAATATTAAAACAAAGAAAGTAAAACCTGCTGATGTAGCAAAGCTTATTTCTGAAAAGAATATTGTAGCCTTGTATCAAGGACGTTCTGAGGCAGGACCAAGAGCACTAGGTAATCGTTCTATATTGTATGATCCCACAGACCCACAGGGTAAGGATGTAGTCAATAAAGTAAAAGGACGTGAGTGGTTCAGACCTTTTGCAGGTTCTATGATGCAGGAATACTTTGAGGAGTGGTTTGATACATATGGAATGGAAGAGTCTCCATACATGATGTATGCAATGGACTTCAAATTAGAGAAGCATGGAGAGTGTCCTGCTATCACACACGTAGATGGTACTTGTCGTATTCAAACTGTTACTAAAGAACAGAATAAAAACTACCATACTCTGATTGATGAGTTTAGAAAAATTACTGGTATTCCTATATTGTTTAACACCAGTTTTAATTTAGCAGGTCAGCCTCTAATTGAAACGTTAGATGATGCAATGACAACTATTAAAAACTCAGATATTAACTACTTGTATCTACCAGAAAAAGGAATACTAGTAGAATATTCTGAAAATGATTCAGCAGTCAAAGAAGAAGAGGTACAAGAAGAGGCTGCTTAAGGTAGCCTCTCCACAAATTGAAGAAGGTTGTCAAAAACTTTAGTCTTCTTTCTTAACTTCTCTTTTGAGAATTTTGACAATTCTTTTTCAGTGCTTACCCCATGACCAGTACGAACTAAGATTGGGGTAGCACCAATTCTTTCAGCAGCTTTAAGATCAGACATCTTATCACCTACGTAAAACCCTTTATCTTTGAATCGAGTCTTACCTCCAAATATTTCTTTCTCTGCTCTGTGAAACATACCAATATTAGGTTTAGCATAGCAGTCTTCTTTGAGAGATGATTCAGAATAAAATAAACCATCAACACTATAAATACCTGCATTCCCAAATATTTGAAACATACGTTGATGTACTGCCTCTACTTGTTCATGTGTCTGTAGTCCTTTAATAACACCACCCTGATTAGTTAGTATAACAACTTTGTAACCTTTAATACGTAACTTATGGATAGCTGCTAGGGACTCAGGGTACACCTCAAAGTCATCAGGATCTGTGATGTAATGATCTCTGTTAACGTTTATTACACCATCTCTATCTAAGCCTACGATAGACTTAGGAAAGACTTTAGGCCAATCAGGGGGTAGTTCTTGTTGAGGTTGTTGACTTGGTTCCTGATCAATAATATGTTTAAATCTGGACATATTGGATTACTGCCTTATGAAAAAAGTTTTTGTTAATGGTGCATTCGATGTACTGCATTCTGGACACTTAGATCTCCTTGATTTTGCTAGTTTACTAGGGGGTCGATTGCTTGTAGCTATTGACACAGATAGGCGTATTGAGTATAACAAGGGGAAAGGAAGACCCTTTAACAATTTGTCAACACGTAAATATATAATGTCTATGTTGAAGCCTGTCAACAGTGTCCAGGTCTTTGATACAGATCAAGAATTACTTGATATAATACGACAGTATGAACCAGATGTTATGGTAAAAGGATCTGATTGGAAGGGCAAAAAAATAATTGGGGAGGAGTACTGTAAAGAAGTAGTATTCTATGAGAGAACCAATGGGCAGTCCACAACAAAAACCATCGAAGATTTTATT